ACCATATGAGGAAGCAATTCTATAACGTGACTGCCCGCCATTATACGGGGCCCCACCAATCATTTTCACAGGTTTTAGTCCAAAAGAAGCGTCTTTATTCGCCATTTTGTCATCTCCTATAGATTATTGGTTAAGTGCATATGCACAATACTTAGTTAGTTATTTCTTGCCAAAGGTTACGCTTGAATCCCGCTGGGGATCATACTTGACGTATGAGCTATCTTTCCGGCTTTGGTTAAAAACACTGTTGTCCAAAGCCGATACTGCGTCGTGAGATTTTCCTTGATAATATTCACGTCGCTCTTCGATAGTTTCGTTCGGTATTTTTGCAAGCAATAGCCCTTCATTATAAACGATGCCAGCGTGCCGGCTATTATCGTCCGCTGTTGGTAATTGCCAATCGCTAGGAAGATCAGTACCTCTGACGAGTTCCCAACCTTCTCGTAAACGTCTACTAACGTTTGCGCGATCTTCTTGTCCCAACATCGACTCCCTGATCCAGCGATATGTAAATCCTGGTGGAGCCGGCGGAGTTTCTAGCTTCCTTACTGGTCGCCACGGTTTCCTACGAGTAGTTTTATCGTGCGTCTCGGAATCACGAGAGTTTCTGCTTGGCGCTTTGGTTTCCTGAGTCATTACATTGCCTCCCTAGAAGCTATTCTTTGTTTTTCAACTGCAACCCGCTTCAACCAAGCATCTTCGCTCATGTTGTACGGCTTCAAGCCTCTAAGGCGCTCTACTTCTGACTTGGAAAACGTAACGCCATCTTTCTTGCCTTGTGTTTTTTGACGACTACTGCCAACAGTAGCTGAAGCAACTCTTTGCACAGAGGGTTTAGCTTCGGCTTGCGCGTCCTTATTTACACTTGCATTTTGCAGGTGCGGGTACACTTTGTAAACACGAGAGTTCAATTCCTCATAGTATTCATCAGAATCGGGCTCGTGCCCTTCATTAATAAGATTGTAGTGCTGGAAATACGCAAACTGGGTAGCCTCCAAATTACCCTTGTCGTCGCCGTCGCCATACCACTTGTTTTGCTCATACCAGCTTAGAGCTTCTGTCGTCGGCTCCGCAGCAGGTTGTTGTTGTTGCTGCTGCTGCTGCTGTTGGGCTTGAGCGCCCTGTTGCTCAACTGCCTGATTATATTGAGCTTGTTCGTTGCTCTGCCTGTTCTTTGCTAGGCGAATTTTTTCCTTCTGGATGCTCAGATCGCTTTTTAAGGTGTCAGCCTTAGACATCAAATCAGCGTCGCCACTTTGAACGGCCTTCTTATAAAGATCGTCAGCTTGGGCTTCTTTCGCGGACATGGCTTCCTCTTCTTTCAAAAGGACAGTTCCTGCTTGCGATTGAGAATGGCTGCGCAAAGCCTGTATTTCAGCCTCTCGTTGGTACGCAACTTGCTCAGCAACTTGCGCTCGCTCTTCAGCTGCTCGAGTTTTAGCGTTTAGCTTATTGATTCTTTTTGAAACCGACTTGGTATAGGTTTCTAGCTCTTCATCTGGGCTAGACTGTGCTTCTACAACAGCATCGTCTTCAACACTAATTTCGATTTCTTGTTCTTCAGCTAGGTTTGTATTTTCTATCATATTAGGCGCTCAGTATGTCGTCAGGGGAAAGAATCGTAGCAATCACTTCATCGTCGTTAATAATTCGGCATTCCGCGCCATCGTCAAGCTTGAACCTAGCGCCGCTGTAGCGCCCTATCAACACCCATTGTTTTTCTTCACACCACTTTTCCTCACCATACTTGGCTTTGTCACCATAGCAAAGTGGGCCTTGTTTGACGACAAAAGCAACGACAGAAGCCAAGGCTTCCTTGTCCACAGTCTCTTTTGTGAAGGCTATCCCGCCCTTCGACTGAAGTTTCCCCGCATAAGGCAAAACCAGCATTCGCCAACCCGTAGGTTGCGGCATACGGTCTAAAACACTTTGTTCGAGGATAGTGGGATCTAGCACGCGGTCGTCCGCTTCAACATACGCACTGGTTACAGTTTCAAGATTTTCCATCATCAGTTACTTTTTTTACGCTCTCTGAGCTCGGTATCGATATAGTATAGCGCAGAAAGCTCCCCTTGCATAAATTTGTAATGTTCTATACTTTCCAGCGCGCCGGACATAAGTGTCTCTGAGATTTGATTTTCGCGATCTTTAATCAGCTTCTTCACCGCGTCGTAATATGTGAGGTCGTCTTCCATGCCCTAATTCCTGACTTTGAACTTGAGCCCCTTGGTCGCGGCTCCCTTGCCCTTCATGTTCACAGTCGAGGTAACACCATTATTCTTGCCAATGGCATTTGGGTTTGGCTTTTCAAACGATTTGTTGCTAGGCACTTTTTTGATGGCCATAGTTGTTGCTCCTATTTTTTGCGTTTTAGGCCCTTTGATCGGACGCCCGTATTTGGTTTGGTTGTTGCCACTTTCTTGGCTACTTTCTTGGCTACATTCTTAGCTACCGGCTTCGGCTTAACCGGCGGCAGCTCTTGAGCTGGTGGCGGCGTGGCGGGTTCCGGCTCTGAATCGCTTCCTTGGGATTCAATCGTGATTGCTCCAACTTCTCCAGCCAAACTCGCCATTTTTTTGGCAATTCTTGACATGTTCGCCTCGTGAGCTTTCGTTTCAGCTTCATCTTTGGCGAGGGCTGCGTCCTCTTCGGCTTGGCGATCTAGTTTCTTTTGCGCTCGCAATGCCGCAACTTCTTCTACTCGGGTACTATTCATGTTGTTAGCTCCTCAGAACTTAACCTCTCATTTTTTGCTCTAATTCGAGCAATTTTAAATCAGCTTGTTGCTTCAACCGTTGAATTGACAAATCAAGTTTATCATCCGCAACATCTTTTTGTACATTAATGCGCTGACGCTGAATTTCGTTCTCTAGCAATTTCTCTTGTCCGCGCTCACCTGCTTTCATCTCAAACTGGGTCTGCTCTTGATCGATCTGCTTGTCTTTCAGTGACAACTCTTCTTTCCTGATCTCGACCAAAGGATCGGTTTCATCGCCCTGCCCGATTGATTGTAAAAACTCTTGCGTCAATTGCGCCAGAATCGGTGCTGAAAACTGATCGAGTAACATTTGGATTTCAATACTGGCCGCTTGAGCTTCCTCTGGCGGCATTTGCTGCATCTGTTGCTGCACGCCCTGTATTCGCTGTTGCACCTCTGGCGGTATTTGTTGCTGCGCAATCTGCGCCGCCATGAACTGAAGGTGCTGCATACAATGGCTAATAACTATTGCTTGCATTTGCGGGTTTTCTTTGACTACCTGGGTCAAAAATAAGCTTCTATGAGCTTCAACGTGCGATTGATGATTTTGCCCCTCAAACGCTTGTTGTGGCTGGCCGAACATAAAACCACTGTTTTCCAGTCCTGAATCTACCGGTTTCGGCGTAGTGTCCGGCGGCGGTTGCAACAAGGCTTCGACATTGTCAATGCCCAAGGCACCGTACATTCGTTTGTACGCCTCATGGACCCCTAGAGCGCCATGAATCTCTGGGTTGCTCTGCACCATCTGCAACAACTCTTGTGCAAGCGTAATTCTCTGGCTCTGACTAAAGATGTTAGGATCTGAAACCGGCACGACATCTATGCGGTCATCAAAATCAGTTTGTTTGATTGCACCAGGCCCAGTGCCTGTCTCATAGCCGTAATCTTGGGGCAGATATTCGGCAAATACCTTGGCAAGTAATTGAAATTCAAGTCGCTGCGCATAGTGCAGTCGCTTGTGAATAGCGCTCATCACCTTGGTGCCGCGCTCGAGCAGCGCTACAGTGGTGCCCACCGGCATGTTACCGCTGGCATCACCTATGTTGGTGTCTGCTATCGCGGCAAAGCGTTTTCCAGAATCTACTAAAATGCCCAGCAACTGCATCAATACATTGCTCGGCTCCTTAATCGGCAGCGGTATGAGATTATCTCGTAACGAGCCGCCGCTGGTGTCGATATCGCGGAATTCGCCTGGTTGCAGCGGTTCGTCCTCATCCCTGATGCGCATACCTCTGGCCTTGAAGCCAGCTGGTAGATTTGCCAATGTTCCGGCGTCAATCAGTTGTCGTAAGATTGAAGTGCTGGCCTTAGAGATGCCGCCGATCATGTGAGATAAGCCCAAACCGTAGAATCCAAGTCCTGGCAGAAACTTGTATTGCACAAAAAAGTTGATTTTGTTGGCGTATGGGTCGCCTTCGTTATAATTTCTGCGGATTGATAGAACTCGCTCAGACGGCTCATCGATCGTAACGATGTAGGGCAGTTTCAACCCTGTGGGCTCGCCATCCTCGCCGGCGTCCTCAAATCCTTGCAGGTCTAAAATAGTGTGAACTTCAAAGACCGTATGGTCTCGATCTTCCGCGTAGCCCGCCTTGATGCCCTGCAATTTGTCTATTTCAGACTCAACGCCCGATTCACCGGAATCATAAGAATTTTCACTGATATCTGCGTCGATATAAAACCCGGAAAGCTGTTGTTTTTTAATTTCATTGACAGACATACTGATGGCGTGTGTCACCCGCTCTGCACTTGATAAATCGCTCGCTTCGTAAGGAACAATCAAATCTTCTGGTGCCACGAACTTGGAAACCGCTTTGTTCAGTACATTGTCATAATAAACTTTCTTGAAGGCGCTCCCGGCCAGAGGCAGATAAAACAACAGCATGTCCATCTCGGGATCGTAATCCTTCATCACGTTCATTATGTAGAAGTTCATAAACTCCTGAACGCGATCGGCCTGCGTTTCTGTGGCTACCGTTCTTGCGCCAATGATTTGCGTTTTCACCGGACCTTTAGCCGGCAGCATTTCCTTGTACGCCTGTGCTTGGAATTGTGTAACGGCTTCCGCCAAGATTGGGTGAATGACCCCCGAGCTACCCTCAAATGGTTGAGACCTGCCCTCGTCGAACTTCATACCCAGGTACTTTAGCCCGTCCGTGTAGGTTTTTTCCCAATCCGACCGTGATTCTTTGTCTTGGTTTATCGACGACAATATGTCTGAAGCGAGCTTTCCTAAAATATTTTCTTCGACCGCCGAGGCTAAATTAGCCGAAAATTCAATTTCTGGGGGCTGATCTTCAAACTGCTCGTCACCCAGCAAAATACTTTCTTCGGACACGAGGATTTCTGCCGCATTTCTTATTTCGTCGGAACGCGAGGGTTCTGGGAAAACTTCTACAGCAGAACCCGTAACCATAATGTCAGGGTCGTTTTCAGTACCTAGTCGTCTTTCAATTGCCATTGTTTTTCCATTTTACATGAGATATCAATAATACACGACACGCTTTCGATTTAAAAAATTAGCTTCCTCTGGATAATCTTCATCTAACGATAAAAACCCGCCCTGCCGGAATCGCATTAATGCCATCGTGGCGGAGTCACAATAGTCGTCATGGTCGCCGTAGGGGAAGCTGGCCATCTCTTCAATAACTTCATCGCTGAACGCCTCGTCGGGTGCCCATACCATGCCAGATTCAAAAATAGGCGCGACAGAATTCATTCGGGCCACCTTATCCTGCCCACGGCTCGGCGTATAGGCGGTAACCGGAATTCCCATTCTGCGAAGCTCTTGAGTCAATGGTGTGCCGGTGGCCTTGGCCTCAATTAAAATACAGTCTGGCTCCCAGTATTTATACTCTTCCCACGCCAGCTTTTTGAGCTCTGGGAAATCAACCCGAACGCGCTTGGCGTCTAGCAGCATAATTTGCTCTGCGTCTTCATTTCCCGAAATTTCCGGCTTGAAAATAGCCCATGTGGTTATTGCTGAGTAATCAGCCGTTTCTTTCTTGGAGAATGCTGTGTCATAGCTTTGAATCACATAAGAATAAGGTGGCACGCCCTCTTTTTCCCAGCGATTCCACCACTCTCTCTTGACGATCGATCCAGACTCAGCTGTCGGGTTTTGGAGCCACTGGCTGTTCCATTTTGCGATTGGCAGAGACGCTTTAACCGAAAGCAATTCCTCCTTTTTCCAAAACTCGGGCCAAAGAGGCTCTTCGGAGTCTGGCATAATGGCTGGGAACTCTACGACCTCCCATTGGTCAGCATGGTCTGCGCTTTGGTTTTTCAGCACCTTACCAACCAAGTCTTTGGTGCTCCAGCGCGTCATTACAATGATAATGATGCCGCCAGGCTGCAAACGCTGACGCGGACCAGACGTGTACCATTCGTAGGCGGATTCCATAGCTGTCGGTGACAAGGCATCTTGCTCGGAATGGGGGTCATCAATGATAAGCAGGTCCGCGCCACGACCTGTTATCGCGCCACCCACGCCCGCGTAGAATGATTCGCCTTCTTGGTTTGTCGTCCACCGGCCAGCCGATTTATTGTCCGCTTGCAGCTTGAGGTCTGGAAAGACGTTTTGGTACTCGGCGCTGTCAATCATGTTTCTGACTTTTCTGCCAAAACGCACGGCCAGCTCAGCGGTATGAGTCGTTTGTATTATTTTCAAATCGCCGCGCAAACCCATCATCCAGCTAGGAAAATAGGTACTGGCAAACTCTGACTTAGAGTGCCTTGGGGGCAGACATACTATGAGCCGTTTCAGCTTGCCTTGCGCAATCTTGTTGAACTTTTCGCCAATGATCTTGTGGTGCCGGCCCTCTATAAATTCTGGCCACAAGTGCTTCACATAGCTGATAAAGTCGCCTTGGCATTTTTCTTGCAATTCTATCTGGTCATATCTATCTAAAAGAGCGACCGCCTCGGTCTTGTCTTGTTGAGACAGAATGTCAAAATCTTTTAATGAGAGCTCCTGCATAACAAAAGACTAAACTTGGTCCCATTCTTTGGCTTCCCAAAGCAAAGACTCAGCCTCACGCCTACGGATTAACCCATCCAGCGTTTTGCCGGCGGCTTTATTCCAACGCTTCATCTGCGCCGGTACTTCCGACTTTTTTCCTTCATTGAGCACTCGCAACATCGTGCTCGATTTCAAATTGGTTGGTCCCAGGTTAAATGTCCAAGCAACCAGAGCGTCAAATTGATTTTGCTCTAAATCAACAGTAACCAGCTTGTCCACGTAAATTTCAAATTCTTCTAAATCATCGGTCAGCATCTGGTCCGCTTCATCTTGCGTGCAGCTGTCGCCATCGCTCACGCCTTTGGTATGACCAAACCCAATTGTTGAGACATCAGCGCTGCACCGATAACTCTCTAGCTCACAACCCTCAAATTTCTTAATCAGGGCTTTACCTTCCTCGGATATTCTCATCTTAGACCTCTCCTGCCCAAACCTTAACTTTCTTGCCTCCGTGATACTCCACGGCGTGACCCTCATCAATAAGCATTTGACAAATATCCTGCCCATCTTCCGCAAAAGGGATACCCAAAATCCTTCCATATTTACCTTTTCCGAGTGATTTCACTTTAAAACTGCCAACACAAAGCTCTTTCAGCCGCTCTTTTGCGGCCAGACCAAGCTTTTTTTCAGCCAAATTTCTGGTCCTAGATTCAGGGGTGTCGATTCCGTGCAGTCGGACCCGCTGCTTGTGCAGTTTCACATCAAAGCCAAGATCGAGTACGCAATCGAACGTATCGCCATCGATTATTCGATCTAAGGTCGCGTTATAGACAAATGCCTCAGGTGAACTTTTTTTCTTTGCCATCGTTATTCTTCCTTCGGGTCATTGTCCCGATAGTATTCAATAATATTCAGGTTCTGTCGTATATAACGCCTAATATCAGCGAGATTATTAGCCAGGCTCTCATACGCCTGAGCAGTCAATCCATAGTACGCTACGGCGGGAGCGTTTCCTGCATCA